ATGTCGAAGGTTACACAATCATTGGGTTTGACCCTGCTATGGGTGATAAGGCACATGCAGCCTTTGTAGCAGTTACTTACAATAGAACTGATTCTAGGATATATGTTTTAGACTGCGTTAACATGGCAGAACCTAACCCCCAAAAAATTAGAAGTACGATAGAAGAACTTGTATTGAAATACAAGCCACAAGAATTAAGAGTAGAAATCAACGCCCATCAAAAAGCATACTCATTAGATGATGACTTGCGGCAATGGCTTGGTATGTATGGCGTAAGACTTGAATCTCATGTTACTAACAAAAATAAGTGGGACGCATCTTTTGGTGTAGCATCTATGTCTACCCTACTTGGAACCATACGAGAAGAAAAGTTCCAAAAAAATAATATGATTGAATTCCCATCTACTACTGACTCTGAAGGACTTAAGTCCCTTACTCAGCAGTTGATTACTTGGAAACCTAACACCAGAGGCAAGACCGACTGTGTTATGGCATTATGGTTTGCTGTGCTTAGAGCACGGGAGTTTATGCAACAAACAAATCACTTGCAAAAGTTTTCATCTAATAGATGGACCACAAGAGCACAATCGGCACAAAGATACACAATCAATCTAGACGAAGCCTTTTCAGAGCAATGGGCTGAAACATACGGATAAGGATTTAAATGTTATCAATTAGTCAAATTGCAGCAAGGGTAGAGTCTTTACGCTCCCGTTCAACAGAACGAGACCGCAGACAACTAGACGTTCTTGCTGTTCGTAAAGGACAGATATCACAGGTATATCCTGAATTCTTTCCAGAAGGGGTGGATGCAAATGTTGTTGCAAACTTTATCGACATTGTTGCCCGTGACCTTTCGGAAGTTATGGCGCCTCTTCCAGCAGTAAATTGTTCTGCAGCAAATCAAGTATCAGATAGAGCAAGAGTTTTTGCTGACAAGCGAACACGTATTGCAACAAATTATTTTAGTAATTCAGATTTACAAGTGCAGATGTATCAAGGTGCAGACCAATACATCACATTTGGTTTCGTCCCATTCATTGTTGAATTAGACGAAGAAGCAGGGCTACCGCGTATCCGCATAGAAAGTCCAATTGGGGCTTACCCAGAATTTGACCGCTATGGACGCTGTATTGCCTTTGCAAAGAAGTACGCACTAACACTCGCAGAACTGGTAGCACAGTATCCTGAGTTTGAGATTCAATTACTAGGGCCTGACCGTTATGAGCAGAACCTAGATGCACGTATTGACATTGTTCGTTATTATGATAAAGAGCAATCAACAATATTTATTCCATCACGGAATAATTTAATTTTATCTCAGGCTAAGAATCCGCTAGGCAAGATGCAGGTTATAGTTGCAAAACGTCCATCACTAGATGGAGAGATGCGTGGTCAATTTGATGACGTACTAGGTATCCAACTGCTTCGTAATAGGTTCGCATTACTTGCGATGGAAGCAGCAGAGAAATCTGTACAGGCACCAATTGTTGTACCAGGCGATGTTCAAGAACTACAGTTAGGTGGAGATGCGATTATTCGCACTAACTCCCCTGCTGGTGTAAGACGTGTGGATTTAAATATTCCACCAGGTGCGTTCACTGAGCAACAAGTATTGCTTAATGAGTTACGTACAGGAACACGTTATCCAGAATCAAGAACTGGAAACATAGATGCATCAATAGTCACGGGACAAGGCGTTCAAGCGCTTATGGGTGGCTTTGATACACAGGTTAAATCAGCACAAGCAATCTTTGCTTCTGCACTTAAAGATGTCATCTCTATTTGCTTTGAGATGGATGAAAAATTATTTAACTTTACAAAAACAATTCGTGGTGTAGATGCTGGTTCACCTTACTCACTTGAGTACACACCATCAAAGGATATTAAAGCAGATTACACAGCCGATGTTCGCTATGGCATGCTTGCTGGTCTTAACCCAGCGCAGGGACTTATCTTCATGCTACAAGCACTTGGTGGTAAATTAATCTCTAAGGATATGGCTATGCGTGAGTTACCATTTGGTATTAACGTAACTCAAGAACAAGAGAAGATTGAAGTTGAAGAAATGCGTAATGCGCTAGTAGGTTCACTACAGGCATACACACAAGCAATTCCACAAATGGCAGCATCAGGCGGAGATGCATCTGATATCGTAAAGAAAATTGCACAAGTAATTAAAGCCCGTCAAAAGGGAGTATCAATTGAAGATGCGATTGAAGATATCTTTGCTCCAGAATTACCTCCTGCTGGTGCCCCACAGGTTGAGCAAACGTCCCCTGCTCCCGAAGTGGCTCCAGTAGGAGGCTTACCTCCTCAAGCAGCACAAGGTGGAGGATTACAGAGTCTTTTATCTAGTTTGAGTGCAGGTGGTACAGCGAGTGCAAGTGCAAGGACAGTTGTAAGAAGATAAGTTAGAAGGGGACCATGACTGCAATCGTTGGAATACAAGGTAAAGGCTGGGCAGTTATTGGCGCAGATACTTTAACTACTTATACAGACAGACCTTATATTGCTAAGGGATGCGATAAGATAGTAAAAGTTGGTGAGTATTTAATTGCAGTTGCAGGTGATGCAATTGTAGGAGATATACTTAGTAACTTATGGCAACCGCCTAAAGTAATTAAGACGCAAGACCCAGATAGATTTATGATGATTAGGGTATTACCATCTATAAAACAAACTATAATAGATGGCGGGTATGACCCAACACCTAAAACAAAAAATGATGATGACTCAGGTTGGGATGCATTAATTTGTTTTAATGGAAAAATATATCAAGTTAGTGATGACTATGGATATATGCGAGATGACAAAGGTTTATATGCAATAGGTTCTGGTGGAACCTTAGCGCTTGGTGCGTTATCAGCAATGGAGTCTGAAACTAAAACTCATGCTAAAGCATCAGGGGCTGCAAAGAAAGCAATCAATATAGCAATTCAATATAACGTGTGGTGCGGTGGTACCGCTAATGTTAAAACACAATTTACTAAGTAGGAGGAAGTGTGGCACAACAAGGTGGATATAGAGAACCGAATAACCCAGCCCCAGTATCAGGTCCTGGCGCTCTTAGTCAACGCACTGATGGGGGACCAACACAACCTGCAACCTACATTTCAGGATTACCACAAGGACAAGGACAGCAAACTTACGACAATCAAGTAGCATCGCCTATGGCTGGCAATCCATATCCTCAAGCAAGTTTAAATATGGGAAACATGAACGACATAGTTCCACTTACTGAACCTACACGCCGTTCTGCTGAAACTGTAACAAGCGGTATTGACCTTGGTGCTGGACCAGGTTTTGCTTCATTAAACTTACCAAAGTCAGAACCAACATTACTTTCAATTCTTAGCAATATTGCACAGTATGACCCTAGTGGAGACTCTGAGTTAATTTACAGAATGCTAGAAGATAGAGGCTATTAGTGGCTTATAAACCATTAAACCCTGTAGTAGCAGAGGTTAGCCCAAATCTTTATAAGGCTGCCGTAACTGCTAACTTACCACCTGAGCAACAGAAGATAATTGAACAAATGTCTTTTACGCACAAAAAAGCAAAAGACCTTTTGAAGTTAAGTGAAAGCCAAGCAAGAAAACAATTTCTTGAGTTAGACCCACTTGTTCAGTCTAATATGAGATATCTATTTCCTGACAAAAAAACTTTTGAGGCTGAACAAGGATTACTTGGTAAGGCTACTCAAGCAGTTTCTGGTGTTGTAACTGGTGCATTTAAAAGTCTAGCAAGTCCATTGTTATTGGGTTTTGCTGCAGCGGATACATATGGAAAAGCAGTTAATACTTTACCCAATGTTTATCGCCAGGTAAAGCAAAAGGTTCCATTTAGCAAGCAAGTTATTAAAGATGGATACAATGGTAAGAATTCTTTTAAATGGGATAGAATTGATGAGTTTGAACAAAAGTATGGAAAAGGCGTAGTATCTTTAGTTACCTCTACTATAGATGGTAAGACACCAGGCGAAGCCATTGATGAGTATGGCCAGGTAGATGCTGAGATTCTTGATGCAATTAAATTCTATAATGATGAGCCACAAAAATTTAATAAGATTCTAGAAGAAGTAAAAATAAATGCTCAGATATCTCCAGGTAGAGATGTTGCTGGAAGAGAAATTCAACAACGTGTAAACAACAAAGTTGATACACTTCCAGAGAAGTTTCTAAAAACTTTAGGCATTGACATGTCAACAGAAGAAGGTGTGCTTAAGGCACAAAAAATAGTTTCTGGTCCTATTGATGGTCTATATCAGATAGGCATTGACCCACTTTCCTGGGCTGGCGTAGGAACTGCTATTAAAGCAGTAACTAAAGGA